TATTGTAGATTCAGACGACGATATATCAGCGGATAGATTAAAAAATGCTGCAGCCACTAAAAAACTAGCTATATTTGACGCATTTGAAATACTCAATAGAATACAAGAAGAAGAAAACTTACTTGAGGGCAAAGATCTTGAAGAAAAAAAAGAAAGAGTATTTAAAGGATTCGCAGAGGGAAGATCGAAATGAGTTACGAACAAACATTAGTTAAAATAATCGAACCTATTAAACGTACGACTATAACTCGTATGAATAGAGGTAAAAAATGGAAATATGGATATAATAAAGAACATGATATCGTCGTTATCTCAAAAACTGGAAAAATCGGTGAAGTGGTTGAAATCCAAAACCTGCGAATTGGCTTGCCGTTGGAACCAGTGCGAGGGGTGTACGTGCACGAAAAAAGAAAATGGGTAAGGATTGATCCTCCAAAAGAATTAAGTAGATTAAAGAATATATTTGATTGGAGAAACTACCCTGACGAAAACAAAGAGCAGTGGTATGATTTTATAGATGAGGAGTTTAAAAGAAGGGACGAGGGATTTTGGTTTAACAATAATGGTAAACCAACATATATAACAGGTACACATTATATGTATCTACAGTGGAGTAAAATTGATGTGGGTGCTCCAGATTTTAGAGAGGCAAATAGATTGTTCTATATATTTTGGGAGGCTTGTAAAGCAGATAAAAGATGTTATGGAATGTGTTACTTAAAGAACAGGCGTTCAGGCTTTTCCTTTATGTCATCTGCAGAAACAGTTAACTTAGCCACTTTAGCAAGTGATAGTAGATATGGGGTGCTTTCTAAAACAGGTGCTGACGCTAAGAAAATGTTTACGGATAAAATCGTACCAATTAGTATAAATTATCCTTTCTTTTTTAAACCGATTCAAGACGGTATGGATCGACCAAAAACAGAATTAGCGTATAGAGTGCCAGCTAGTAAATTTACAAGAAAGAAAATAACTTCTAATGAAAAACTAGAAGAGCTAGAAGGATTAGATACAACTATTGACTGGAAGAATACTGGGGACAATAGTTATGATGGTGAAAAATTAGCATTATTAGTTCATGATGAAAGTGGTAAATGGGAGAAGTCTGGTCTCTATTCTTTGTTTATCCCAATGGAATGGAACTACGAAGGATTTATTGATGAGTACGGAATTCCAGTATTTGATACACCTGACGTCGATGTGCTCGGCCCAGACGGTGAATTAATAGATATAGGTATAATTGAACATTGGCAAAATGAAGCTGATGGTTTAAAGGGAGATCACGACGCGTTAAATGAGTTTTATAGACAATTTCCTAAAACTACAGAGCACGCGTTTAGAGATGAGGCAAAAGGAAGTATATTTAACTTAGTTAAAATATACGAGCAAATAGACTATAATGAAGAAATGACGAGAACCCTTGGTATTACAACTGGTAATTTTCAATGGGCGGGAGGCGTAAAAGACACACAAGTTATATTTTATCCAGATCAACAGGGTAGATTTAAAGTTAGCTGGGTTCCACCTCAGCATTTACAAAATAGAGTGGTTCTTAAAAACGGAGTAAAATATCCTGGTAATGAACACATGGGAGCGTTTGGTTGCGACTCTTATGATATATCAGGAACCGTAGATGGGCAAGGATCTAAAGGAGCATTACACGGCTTAACCAGGTTTAGTATGGAGGACGCTCCTGCGAACAGTTTCTTTTTAGAGTACTTATCAAGACCACCTACGGCTGAAATATTTTTTGAAGATGTACTAATGGCCTTAGTGTTTTATAGCATGCCAATATTAGCGGAAAACAATAAACCTAGATTACTTTATTATCTTAGAAGAAGAGGTTATAGGGGATTTAGCATGAATAGACCGGATAAAGTGTGGAATAAATTATCCGTAGCAGAAAAAGAAGTTGGAGGAATTCCTAACTCTAGCGAAGATATAAAACAAGCTCACGCTGCGGCGATAGAAATGTATATACAAGATCACGTGGGTATACAACAAGATGGAACATTTGGAAGTATGTATTTTAATACTACCTTAAACGATTGGAGTAGATTCGATATAACAAAGCGCACAAAGTTTGACGCAACAATAAGTTCGGGTTTAGCAATTATGGCAAACAATAGACATTTATATGCTCCAAACGCAAAAATAGAAAAACCAAAACTAAATATAAATATTGCTAAATATGAAAATAGAGGTAATATGAGCAAAATAATTAAACAATAAATATGGCAGAGTCTGGCATTAAAAGTTATTTTCCTAGTCAAGCGGTTAGCGATGCTGAGAAGTTGAGTTACGATTATGGTTTGAAAGTGGCGAAAGCTATAGAAACCGAGTGGTTTAATAACGACAAATCACTTAGTAAATATAAAAATAACTATAATAATTTTCATAAATTAAGACTGTACGCTAGAGGTGAACAGTCTATTCAAAAATACAAGGATGAGTTGTCAATTAATGGTGATTTGTCCTATTTAAATTTAGACTGGAAACCAGTTCCAATTATTTCTAAATTTGTAGATATAGTAGTAAATGGTATAGCTGAAAGAACATATGATATAAAAGCTTACTCTCAAGATCCATTTAGCGTTAAGCAAAGAACTAATTATATGCAGTCATTATTAACTGACATGCAGTTAAAACAGTTTGACGCGGCAATGATAGAAAATGTGGGTATAGATGCTAGAAAAAACAAAGACATAGAATTACCAGAAACAAACGAAGAATTACAACTTCACATGCAGTTAACTTACAAGCAATCTATCGAGCTAGCTGAAGAGCAAGCGTTAAATATATTGTTTGATGGTAACAAATACGAACTCACAAAGAAAAGATTTTATTATGATTTAACAGTTTTGGGTATTGGCGCGGTTAAAACAGATTTTAATACTTCAGAAGGCGCTACGATAAACTATGTTGATCCTGCTAATCTTGTATATTCCTATACAGACTCCCCTTATTTTGATGATATATATTATGTTGGTGAAGTTAAATCTATTCCGGTAAATGAACTGGCAAAACAATTTCCTCATTTAACAGAAGGTGAACTTGAAGACATAATGAAAAATAAATCTACAAATAGAAATAACTATAACACTAGATATTCTGTAGATAAAGAGGATAATAACACTATTCAAGTATTATATTTTAATTATAAAACTTATATGAATGAAGTTTATAAATTAAAAGAAACCGCAACTGGCGCGGATAAAATAATACCAAGAGATGACGCTTATGATCCACCACAAGATAAAGAAGGTGGATACTCTAGATTACTAAGATCTATAGAGTGTTTGTATGAAGGAGCTATGATTTTAGGTACTGATAAATTACTTAAATGGGAAATGGCAACAAATATGATGCGACCTAAGAGTGATTATACAAAAGTAAAAATGAATTATGCTATTGTAGCGCCTAGAATGTATGATGGAAAAATTGATTCATTAGTAAAAAGAATTACAGGTTTTGCTGATATGATTCAATTAACCCATTTGAAACTACAACAGGTGTTATCGCGTATGATACCAGATGGTGTTTATTTAGACGCGGATGGTTTAGCCGAGGTTGACTTAGGTAATGGGACAAATTATAATCCACAAGAGGCTTTAAATATGTTCTTCCAAACTGGTAGTATTATAGGTAGATCGTTTACAAGTGAGGGTGATATAAATCCTGGTAAAGTGCCAATTCAAGAAATTCAATCTAGTAATGGTGGTGCAAAAATGCAAAGTTTAATTAATAATTACAACTACTATTTACAAATGATAAGAGATGTAACTGGATTAAACGAAGCTAGAGATGGTAGTATGCCAGATAAAAACGCGTTAGTTGGTGTTCAAAAATTAGCCGCTGCAAATAGTAACACGGCTACAAGACATATTTTACAAGCTGGTTTATTTTTAACAGCTGAAATAGCGGAATGTTTGTCTATGAGAATATCAGATATATTAGAGTATTCCCCAACTAAAGACGCGTTTATACAAGCTATAGGTAGTCATAATGTGGCTACACTTGATGAAATTCAAGATTTATATTTATATGACTTTGGTATATTTATTGAGTTACAACCAGATGAAGAAGAAAAAGCAATGCTTGAAAATAATATTCAAATGGCATTACAACAGCAAAGTATAGAATTAGAAGACGCTATTGATCTTAGACAAATAAATAGCGTTAAATTAGCTAATCAACTATTAAAAATACGTAGACAAAAGAAATTAGAAAGAGATAGACAATTACAATTAGAGAATATCCAAGCTCAAACACAATCTAACACGCAGGCGGCAGAAATGGCTGCTCAAATTGAGTTGCAAAAAAACCAAATGTTAACTCAAAACCAATTAGAACTTGAACAAGCTAAAGCTCAGTTAGATTCTCAAAAAATGATGCAAGAAGTTGAACACAAAAAAGAACTAATGGCTGTAGAATTCCAATATAACATGCAGTTAAAGGGTATGGAAACCTCAAATACACAAGAAAGAGAGAGACAAAAAGAAGATCGTAAAGATGAAAGAACTAAAATTCAAGCAACTCAACAAAGTGAGATGATTGAACAAAGAAAAACAGGTAAACCACCTAAAAACTTTGAATCAGCAGGTAATGATATATTAAACGCTGGTTTTGATTTAGGCGCGTTTAACCCAAGATAAATTTTTTATTAATTATTATTATATTATATTATGGAAGAAAACAAAGAAAACGTAGTTGAAGAAACTACACAAGTAGGAAACCAACAAGATCCAGGTGATGAAAACGTGGTAAAAGTTGATGAAAGTAAATTTGAATCTGCTGGAGATGATAGTGTCGTAAAAGTTGATTTAAGTCAACCACTAAAAACAGAAGAAAATGAACAACCAGCAAATACCAACGAAGAAGACACTATTCAAGAAAAGGTTATTGAAGAAACGACTAATCAAGAAGAGGTTGTTGAACAAGTTGCAGAAGAAAATACTGAAACGCCTGTTTTAGAAGAAATTACAGGTGAAGAAGTTGAAGAACAAGTTGAGGAGTTAGAAGAAGAAATTAAAGAAGCTATAACTGAAGCCGAAGCAACAGGACAACCTATTCCAGAAAATATCCAAAAACTCATGGATTTTATGGAAGAAACTGGTGGTGATTTACAAGATTATGTAAAACTTAATCAAGATTATAGTAAGTTAGATGACAACGACGTTTTGTATGAATATTACAAACAAACAAAACCTCATTTGACAACTGAAGAAATAAACTTCCTTATGGAAGACTCGTTCTCTTATGATGAAGAAATGGATGATGATAGAGATATACGAAGAAAAAAATTAGCGTTAAAAGAGCAAGTTGCCGACGCTAGAGCCCACCTGGACGGGCAAAAGTCCAAATACTATGAAGAAATTAAAGCTGGGAGCAAGTTGACTCCAGAACAACAAAAAGCGGTTAATTTCTTTAATAGATACAACAAAGATCAGGAAAGCAGTCAACAATTAGCAAAGAAAAA